AGATAACAATATTGAAACCTGAATGCTCATCCAAAAATTCAAAAGCAAAGTTAGTGAAAACAAGATGATGAAATTTATGAGAGATAATAAAATGTTATAAAAAACTTTATCTTGTGTATCATAAACTTTTATTTTACCCATTTTATTAAGTAATAGAAATGATAAAAAACCAAAACCTCCTGAAGATACGAGGGCACTTAATACTGGCATGTCTAAAATGTTCAATATCTCACCTACTTTTTCTTCAATTATAACACACAGTTATTAATACATTAATTATTAATAATGAAAAACTATGACTCTTATTTCTTGTAATACTTCAATAAAAAACGCTTGTTCACAAACGTTGGGAGGTGATATCAAATGAAAATAATTAGTTGCATAATAAACAAAGAAACTGTCGTCTACAAGGTGTTAACAAATGACAACCATACATTCACTTACGAGTTACCTAAAGATTTATCCTCGCAAAAAGTAATAGAGTATTTAAAAATCATTGAAGAAAAAATAGATAACGATAACAAAACAGGAAAGATCTTATCGTAGTGTGTAAGTATATTTAAAGGAGATGCAAAAAAATGAGATTAATCAAAAAACTAGTTCAATACATCGTATTAAATGTAATCTACAGTATTGCGCGTAGAATTTTAGATGATAGAAAGAAGAAGTAAAACTTGGGTAGCACGACTACCCTTTTTATTGGATTGGAGGTTGAGGGATGGAGTTAAATAATGAAAAAGTATATCAGTCATTTCTAAGTACTACAAAAAAATTGATTGATATTTATAAAAACTCAAATATAGAAAATAGAAAAATAAAATATTTGCCTGAATGGCTAGAATTTTATACTCGCCAATTATTAGAAGAAAATAACAACAAATATAAACTATACTCCACGTACAAACGAGGGACTATAGTTTATGTAAATCTAGGCAGTAATATTGGTAATGAATTTTCTGGTAATCATTTTTGTGTAGTTATGGATAAAAAAGACAACCCTAAAAAGAGTACAATCACAGTTGTCCCATTATCGTCAAAAAAGTCTAAGCATTATACTCAGTTAACTTCCTCTATTTTTGATATTACTATAGACAAATTGGATAAGAAAGGAATCCAACTAATTGAAGAAGCAGATAAAATAGAGGATTTTGCTAATTTGATAATGGATAAACATGAAGATTATATAAAAGCTAAAGCAGAAAGAAGCGCATTACTTTTGAAGTATGGGTATTTAACAGAAACATATATAGAGAAGCAGTATAAAGAAATTGAGGTTTTAATAAAAGAAGAAGCTAAAAACTTTGAGAAAAAAATATCTAAAATGAAAAAGAAGGCCAAAAATATTAACCTTGTACGAAAAGTTTTTGATAGGCATAAAAACAAACGGTCTTATGCTAACGTTTCTGCAATTACCACAATAAGTAAAAAAAGAATTCAAAAGATTAACAATGAAGACCCCACTGGAGAAATTAAAATTAGCGACGAAGATTTAAAGCAAATAGAGAAACAAATAATAATCAGGTTCATAAAAAGTTGAAATTAAAGATAACATCTGGTATATTTGTATTAACAATTCGCGGTGAAATCCCGCTTTCTACTAATTTATAGTAGCTCATTCCCGGTAACCAATCCGGCTGGCCAGATGTTAATTCATCTGGTCTTTTTTTATGCAATTAACCGGGTACCTCCCACGTACCCTTATTATTTTTTTTTACTATTTTTGAGGAGGAATGGTGAAATGGCATCGTTTACAGTAACGAAACGTAAAAACAAAACGTCATCTTCATGGCAATATGACGTTAAACACCCCTCTTTTAAATCAGGAAAGAAACGTAAATCAGGATTTAAAACTAAAGCTGAGGCGGTTAATGCAGCGCAGCAACTCATACGTGATTTAGAAGATGGTAACGCAATTGATGATAAAATATTTAAGGAGTATTACAATGATTGGCTTGTGATAAAAAATAAAAAAAGTCTTTCAAAACGTCAGTATTATTGGTATGAACGTTCTATTAAATTGTTTGAAGAGTATTTCGGTGAAGGTATGCTGATTAAAAATATCACCCGTACAGAATATCAAAAGTTCTTAAATAATTACGGTGAGGGGCATACGGATGAGACTGTGCGTAAAGTGCATAGTTGCTTGTCTTGTTGTTTACGAGATGCGTTATATGATGGCTATTTGAAGAAAGACCCCACTTACAATGTTGAAGTCAAAGGTACCAAAAAATCAAAAGAAGAATCTACTAAATTTATGACGATAAAACAATATGAAAAGTTGATTGAGTATTTTAAGACGCGCAACGAAGAAAGTTATATTTTTCTTTTTATTTTAGCAATTACTGGAGCAAGATTTAGTGACGCAATAAATATGGTGGACATAGATTTGAATGAAAAAGACGGTATCATACACTTACGAGGTACTAAATCTGCTAATGCTGATCGCTTTGTAGAAGTTTCGCAAAAAGATATAAAACTCATTAAGTCTAAATTGGCTAAATTGCCTAAACGCATTGACGGTAAATTATTCAAATTGAGTCACACCGCTGTATCTAAATCGTTCAATCACGCTAAAAAACAAACAGGAATAAAAGATAAACATATAACACCCTATGCATTACGACACACTCACACATCTTACCTACTTTCAAAAGGTATACCAATCGAGTATATAAGTAAAAGATTAGGTCATTATAAAATATCTGTTACCCTTGATATTTATTCCCACTTGCTCGACGAACATAAAAAAGAGCAAGGTCAACGTGTCAGAGAAATATTTTCTTGACACATATTTGACACTTGCTAATGTAAAACGTTGTTATATCAATGGCTTCAAGCTACAATTTACGGAAGGTGGGGGATTCGAACCCCCGAGACGCTTGTGGCGCCTACACACTTTCCAGGCGTGCTCCTTCGGCCAACTCGGACAACCTTCCATTTTAGAAAATATAAAAAATCAGAAGCGATATTTCACTTCTGATTATATGACCCCTACGGGACTCGAACCCGTGTTACCGCCGTGAAAGGGCGGTGTCTTAACCGCTTGACCAAGGGGCCGTGGCTCCACAGGTAGGACTCGAACCTACGACCGATCGGTTAACAGCCGATAGCTCTACCACTGAGCTACTGTGGAATAATAATGGAGCGGGTGATGGGAATCGAACCCACAACATCAGCTTGGAAGGCTGAGGTTTTGCCATTAAACTACACCCGCATAAAAAATAAACGATATAGGCGGGTGATGGGAATCGAACCCACGAATGTCGGAACCACAATCCGATGCGTTAACCACTTCGCC